CAATTGATGGAGAATCTGATTCCGATATTGAAGAAACTCTGTATAATTATTCAAAACCATTCACGATATTAAATTCAGATAGAATTATAATAAATGCCAGAAAAGAAAATATGTTTATAAGTGCTAAAAAACACATACACATAGGTTCTGGAGATGCATTAACTTTTTCTACAAGTAAAAATACTATATTTAATTCAACTGATAGATTTGATATAAATGCACCAGAAATTAGATTAGGGTCTCAAGTAGATGAAGAAACACAACCGATTGTACTCGGTGATACATTGGTGTCAAAGGTAGTTGACTTGTGTGACCAACTTGACCAGTTAATTAATAACATTACTGCTATAACGGTTCCTACTACACAAGGTCCGTCAGGTACACCAATTAATGCAGCTGCATTTGCAGGACAAACTTCTGGTATTAAAGCAGTAGCTGATTCTATAGAAGAGATTTTAAGTGTGAACAGAACCATATAATGGCATTAAATCCAAAAATATTAGAAGAAGAATTATTAAGACAATCTGAGGCAGCTGCAAATGGTCAAAATATAACTTA